CATGGTTACAAATTTTTGTTAGTACTGTTGTTTTACCAACACCTGTAGGTGCTAAGATTACGCCCAATTCTCCTTTTGCCAATCCACCTTTCAACAAATTGTCAATACCAATAATTCCCATTGGGATTGGGTGTCTATAATCTTCATCTAACACTTGGTCCAAATTTGTAAATACATCGTGTTCAGCTTCGTCAATTTCACCAACCTGAAGAGCTTTATTAACCATCTCTTCTAATTGGTCATAACTTTCAAAGTCACCTTTGTCAATAATCTTTTGAGCTTTGGTCATTACTTTTTGAAGTTCTTGTTGTTTACAGAACTTAAGTGCCTTTTCAATTACGAATTGGTGACCCTCAAAACTTACATCACGAATTTGGGTTAATGTGTCAAGAACGATTTTTCTTGCACTTTCAGAACTAATCTCAGAACGAGTCAATTGGTCTAAAGTTTCAAAAGTAGGAACACTTTCATACTTGACATAATACTCCTTAATCATTTGAGTAATGATTTTAAAGTATTGGTTATCAAAGTATTTTGAATCCAAAACATCAACAATCGCACGAGCGAATTCTTTGTTTAGAATAAGTTGATTGATTAGTTGAATTTGAAATGTGTTTCCTAAATATCCGAAATTTTTCTCGCTTGACATAACTGTTTTTACTTTGACGTGTTTTGATAAATACTATCAAGCAAGTTGATAATTCATATATGTTGTAGAAAAGTTTTCACCTGAAAAAATGTCAGTCAACGACTTCAAAATATTTTTTATCTCTGGTCGTATGTCTACGGTGTATCTAGCCTTTGGTGGGTATACCTTAGCGTCAAATCCCCTATGACAAATTGTCTGTTCCCCCATCTTGATGTATAAGTAGAACCATTCAGGTCCATCAGTTTTTGACGTATTCATGACTGAAGAGTCGTTCATAATCAATTCCGCATTTTCCGCCATGTAGTCCAAACTTTTGTCTTTCAAATATCTTTCCATGTAGTCGGCAATGTTCTTCATGTAATCATGAAGTTCTAAACTGTGTTTTGCAGTTTCATTGTAACCCTTAACATTGAAAAACCTTTGAACGACGATGTTGTCGTTGAGTTTAATTAAAAACTCCATTTTCGTTAAATCTTGTGTTTCTTTCATAATTAATTGTTGTTGTTGTATCGTTTTTTTTCTTTTCTTGTTAGTTTCATAATTGGTTGAAGGAATTCTACCCACGCATCGTCTTGTTTTGGTAGGTACTTAAAGAATCCGTCTTCAATCATCATTTTCATCAGATTCTTATATCCCCTACCGTCAGGGTCCATATCTTCTGAATAATAAAGTTCTACTTCTTTTTTTGCTTCTTCGGTCATTAAAGGATTTAACAAACTAACGATTTTTTCACGAATATCGTAGTATTCCTTTCCGTAGGTACCTGACTTGGTGGTACCTGATAATAAATTCTTAAGTGGCTTGATTGTGTCATCTATATCTAAAATTTCTTGTGCTCTTGTACAAATATAGTCAATATTTAGTTCTCTTTCAATAACCTCAGGAAAATATTTAACTAACTTCTTTTCACCTAAGCTATAAATTCCTTCAATGTTGTCTGACTTATCGCCCAATAAAATTTTAACTAATTTCACATTTGATATAGGTACTTCAATTGTACCTAATTTAATCTTGTGTTTGTCTGTAACCCATTGTTTTACTATGGGTGAGTAGATGTGTACTTTTGGTGTGATAAGTTGTGTAAGGTCCTTATCTGAAGAAAGGATTGTTATTTTCTCATCTTGACTTATTTGTGTGTAATAAGAAATTAAGTCATCACACTCGTGGTCGTCAATACCAATTTGTCTAATGAACATTTCTTCAAGATATTGTTTCAATCTTTCTTTTTGTCCATAATAAGATTCTTTTTTTTCTTCGTTCATTGTTAAACGACGGTTTTCCTTATATTCAGAAAACAGTAATTTTCTTTGGGACGAGTTATTATTCCCGTCCCAAAAAACTATTACCTTGTCGTAGTTGTATTCCGATAGGAATCTACGAAGAACATTAACAAAGTGGAAAATACCCCCAATATGTTTTCCTTCGTGGTAGAAATCTCTAACCCCGTGAAATCCAATTTTGAATAAGTTATCTCCGTCAACTATTAAAGTTTTAACCACTTGTTTATTGTTTAGTCAATTTCCTTTTCTTCTTTCAATTCAAAGTCCAATGATGTTACACCAAGAATATCTTTCCAATAGTCAGCATATTCTTTTTTGTAATTCTCAATAGACACCTTCTCTTCAGCAGCTTCTTTACCTGCCAAGAATCCGTGTGGGGTTACAATGATTTTTCCATCCTCATATCCCAAACCATTGATGTGGTTTTTCATTACGGACACTTTTGTTCTGATTGCAAACTTAACACTTCTTTTGTCTTTTGTGGCAGTAATCTTGTTTGTTCCCGCACCTTTTTGATTTCCAAATAAAAATACCAAAGATGAGTTTAACCAAATTGCTTCACCACCTTTTGCTTTAATCTTTGGTTGACCAAATGGATTGTCAGGTAATTCAACCCAAGGCTGATTAACAATAACCAATGTGTTTTCGTATTGTGAATCAGATTTACGTGAACCTGAAATACGTTGGTTAATACCCATACCAATCTTATCGGCAAGTACAGATGCGTTGTGTTGTTTACCACCTTTACCATCGTAAGTCATCTTACATGGAACTGAACCTACTGAATCCCACAAGAATAATAAACTGTAATCCAATTCACCTTTTTCTTGTGCGTCTAACAAACTATTGATATAATCCGTAATCTGTTCAATGTAATTAAAATCATTGTTGAAGATGTAAAATCCATCCCAATCTGATTCACCCGTTTCTTCATCAACAACTTCTTCACATTCAAAACCCATTAGTTTTGCGTGTTCAAAAGACCATTTTTGTTCTGTGATAATGAATACTGGTAAAATACCTTTCTTTTGTGCGTCAACAGCGGCTTTAACCAAAGCGGTTGTTTTTCCTGTGTCTGAGTGACCCAAGAACATGTTTAAGTGTCCAATCGCGGGACCTGGTAGTCCAACCGCATCCAAGAAGTCAGAACCTAAGTCAAAAAATCTTTGCGGTTTATATTTTGCTGAAGTAGAGAATTTTTTCTTTACTGAGCTGAAATCATTTTTTTTAATAGCCATATATGATATAAATTAATCATGTGCGGTACCGTACATGATACCGCACATGATGTGTTTTAGTTTATTAGAATGGTAATTCCTCGTCAGGTGACATACCTGCTTGTGGGTCTACAGGTGTTCCACCGAATACTTCAGTAGCGTCATCACCGTAAACATATTTTTTAGATTCTGAGTCCCAACGTGGAACTTCACCACGAGCAATTGCTTCCAAGTATTCAACAGGTTTCTTAGAGTAAACGTCAGCCCAAGTTGTTAGGTCGTTTTTCCAAGAATCCAATTGTTCAGCGTCTTCTGACAATTTGCTTGGGTCGTCATACATTACTGTTTGAATTGAAGTATATTCTTTTCCTTTTGGTGTTTTTGATTTAACCAATTGGATAATCAAATCACGTCCTTCATTTGGGTCTGTCAAATTACCTTTAGCTCTCCAAATTGGGATGATTTTGTCCAAGATACCATCTTGTTTATAGTTGTGTTTGAATCTCCAAAATTTAACACCATCTTCTTCATGGTCACGGTCAATAACCTTAACAATGTAAAATTTACGAGCTTTGTACTGTGCTGCCAAATCTTTGTCAGTTTGTTTGCCAGTTTTCATAAGTTCTTCGTAAACTTCTGTTAATGGTGAACGTCCTCCTTCATTTTTGTCGGGGTCGTAAAGTTTGTTGTAAGTACCGTTTACTTGGATTTCGTGGAACCATACTTCCTTGAAAGGAGATGAACCATCTGTGGTTGGTAGGATTCGGATTCTTCTTTGTCCTGAGTTTTCACCTTTAGGAAGAATGGCTGCGAAATAACGCTTCATTCTGTCTTCTTGTGACATCATTGGTTGGTCACCAAATGGTTTTGTGTTTTGTTCGTACTGCGCCAGAACGGCATCGAATGTTTTGTCTGTCATCATAATTGTATTTTTTATCTTTTAATGTAAGATAAATATAACACAATTTTTTCAGAAATCAAATTAGTTTTGTAAACCGGTGTCAAAAGATTTTCTAACACTCATCTTGTCGTAGTTTTCTACATCATCAGGTGTTAAAATATATTGCTCTTTACCTTGTTGTTTCATTTGTGGTTCTTTTTCAGTAAAGAAATCAGATAACTTTTGACTATAAGGACCAGAATCTAAAGACCTTAATTGCATTTTTTCTTCAGCACTTTTTGGTCTGTATTGTTCAACTTTGTCTTCAATTGAATTAATCTTGTCAAAGATTGAATCCATCTGAGCTAGTTTACTTTCTAAGTCATTTAATTTAGACATCATTGAATTCATGTATTCTTCCTGCTTTGACTGCATGTCTTTTTGTGAAGTAACTAATTCTGTGATATCCAACTCTTCGGTACCACCGTCATTTTTTCCACCTTCAGAATCACCTGTTTCAATTTCCTCAACATCAGGGTCATTATTGATATCAATAGGAGCACCTGTTTCAGGAGTCGCTTCACCTTCAGGTGGTGTGGCACCACCTAATGTAGTATCATCGGGTGCGGGTGGTGGGGGTTCTGCAGCAGTTGGGTCTTCATCCGCTGGCGGAGGTAACGCAGCGTCTTGCTCAACAATATAACTGTTGATTTGATTGTATCTATTTAATTCCTCTAATATTGTTTTTGAAACTTTGTTTTCCATGATTAACCGTTTAATAATGTTTTAACACCTTGTGGTGTTTCTACTCTTAATGTTTTATTTAATTTCATTGTGTTATCCACTCTTTCAATTAAACCGTCTTTTAATCTTACAGTGTAACAGTCACCAGTTTGTAAATCACAAACTTCTTTATATCCGTTACCCAAATCCTTTTCGGCGATTACAGTATCTTTCTGTAAGTAGTTGTCCAATAAATTTTTTAAATTACTCATATTGTTTTTCTTAATAAATATAACGATTATTTAATTTATTACAAACCTAATGTTTTTGCTTGAGTATATGCCCATCTGACATTACCAAGCCAAGTACTGTAATTTGAATTATCAATGTATTTTTTTGTTGATGAACCTGAAGTATACCAAGTCATATAAAATAATTCAATAATTTTATTTATTGTTTCTTCTTTAGATAATCCGGCGGTAAAATATGTACTCATTTTTTCTGAGTAATAATCCTTAACAAAATTAATATTATCTTGGATGTTGTCAAATGTTGCAAATGGTCTTGTAAAATTCTCACCAGTTTTTAAACATCTATACTTTGTTATTTTTGATTTTAAACCACCTGGAAATGCAACATCAACTATTACACCATATAAATTATTTTGTTTATATTGTAATCTGCTAGTTATTTCAGTTTTATTACCCATCATATATAACATACAGAACATATAGGTTCTTAGGTTTGTATTTGTAGTTGAACCACTAATTAATGTTGCAAGGTTATTAACGGTAATTGAACTTGTTATTAAATTAGTATTTTGAATTACCCCATAAATTGGATTAATATTTTCGCTACAATCTTGTGTTGATAAATCGGTAGTTTGGACCATAAACCCTTGATACGGTGTTTTTGCCGATAGGACATAATCTTTCGCTTGGTCACCAGTCAAATATTGTTTTGAATTACTATCAAATGGTACCAATGTATTATTACTAACAAACTGTTTTACTTTGTCTGATAATTTTTTAGAAAAATCTTCATTGACGCTAGCAAGGTCGTCAGATACTTTTGTATTAATATTTGCAGAAACTCTTTGTCCATTAAATTCAGTATTAAAACTACCTGAACTTATTGTGTGTTTAACATTTCTAATAATGTAAGTTCCGTTAAACATTGGCATGTGTCTTAACACAAAATACATTGTTGGTTGAATCATCACATTACCTAATGTTTTAACAGTACTACTATAAGAACGGTTTTTGTAAAAATCATACAACGATGTTGTTTGTTGCATTGTTTTCTTTCCTGAGCCCTGGTTACCCATATCAATTGTTGTTTGTATTTGTTCTGAAGATGTCACACCTTGTTCTTGGTTGATGTCAACAGATTTAAATATACTTTGATTTATTGTACCAAAGTCAACAACAAAACCTACCGCTTTATTACTGTTACGTTGATTAACAGGACCTTTTTCAACTATAGGATTGTTTGTTGGATTACCTAAATCAAATGAGTCACTCTTGAATGGGTAATTAGGGTCATTATCTAATGATAATGTTTGTGAGGGTCTATCAATGTATTGACATAGGAATTTTGGTGCGGAGTCAATATAATCAACATATGTAAATGTACTAAACACGTCATTAGCATTATTAAGTATTGATACATTTCTATCTGTTGTTCTTAATGACGATTTACCGTAAAAATTAATGTATGCCGGCATTACAAAAAAGTTCATTCGGTTGTCGGCAACAATTTGTCTAACTAACGACATTACGGAATTTGACGAGTTATCCCAAGTGCAATACTTTCTAATTGTGTCGGTGTTAATAATTAACTCGTCACCAATATCACGATTTGCTCTATCAAAAAATAAAAATTCATCAAATAAAAGTCGGCTTTTGGTATCTCTACCTGAAACCCATTTATCATTTACGGCTTTAAATAATTCCCATTGTTCAAGTTTTATAATATCACCATCTAATTTTGAATTTACATCTTGTGTTTGTTCTTGTTTTTGTCCTAACAATGCTGACGGTAACTTACCTCTAAACTCTTGTTCAACACTATTACGTTTGGTTTCCGCCTTATTTAAAATATTTGTGATATCAGTAGCAAACGTTGTAGGGTTATATGTAGAATTTAATTTCTTTTGGGTTGCATAAATTCTAATTAAAGGGTATAATAATTTTATATTATCACTTGTAAAAGGAATTTGATTATCCCTAAAAAAATCATAAACTGTTGATGTTTCTGTGTATCGTATATCTTCAATTGTTGAAAACCCGACATACTCTTGTAAAGTTTTCCAAACTTCGGGGTATGCCACCTTTGATATTGTTACTGTTTTTCCACCAACACTCGGTAATGGATTTGGGTCAGTAGGGTAGTAAGTTACATATTGTCCACCGTAATCAAAATTTTGTGCCGGTTTAAATTGTGGATTTTGTGAAAAATACCCAAATTGTTGTCTATCAAACTTTTTGGGGTTTCCGTTTTTTAAATAAACTTTAATGTCAATAAATTTACTTAAGACATCATTAATATTTGCGGCTTGTAAATTACCCAAAGAAGTATTGTTAACTGTTGTTCCATCTTTAACCAAAAACATTTTTTTGAATAAATTTATAATATTAGCATATGTGGTATCATCACCTTCTGGTGAAAATATTTTTGATTCTCCGTCTGTTTTACAGAACTCTTTAAACTCAGTTTCAAAAGAATCTAATTGGTCTTTTGTGAACACACCAAATAAATCTTCAATTGAACTATATATTGATGTAATGTCAAAATCTGGTTGGTTTTCAGTGGTGCCAGTTCTAACGTATTTTAAATACTCAAATGGTGTTGGCATTTGAACTTTTGAGTTGTCAAACCAACCATAATTTGGTGCGTTCCAAAAAGTTTTAACACTACCATTATACATTGGGTTTGATGTTCCAATTTCAGATACTGTAATATCAGTTGTATTTCCTTCACCTCTTAATTCATTGTAAGATTGTTGGAATGGTTGTACACCCGCAGACGGAAATAAACATTTATATCCTTGGTATTGTGGTCCAAAATACGATGAATAATCAGCAGTAATATTAAGATACGAGTACCAACTATTAATAGGTCCTTTTATTTTATTAACATTTTCATTATTTGATTGTAACACTAATTCATCACCAAATAAAACGGTTGTGTCATTTAAGTTGTATGTTAAAGAACCATTACTGTCAACAAACAAATTATTGTTTGTTAAAATTTTATAAAAATTATTAATAACTTGTGGGTAAAATCCTGTTTGGATATTATTAGAACCTAATAATGTGTAAGGTCTTTTTCCTGAATTTGCCGAACCGTAAACAATATCATATGTTTTTGTTGCTGCGGATGTAATTGGGTCGTAATTTGTTTTATAGTCAAAATCTTTCCAAATGGTGGTTAATATGTCCGTTGTACCCGAAGTTTCAACATAAGTTTTATAACGATACCATATTGAACCCATTTTTAAAATCCAAGCATATGGTAATTCGTGTATAGCCGAAAACTTATTTAAGTTTGCAAAAATATAATCGGTTGACACTCCGTTACTAGTATCAATGTATTTTTCGTGTAACGTTGCAAGTGGTAATGAATTTAACAACAAATAACCTAACTTATTGTACTTGTCATTTCCTGAAGTGTTTCCTGCTTCAACAATTGCGTTTATAAAATATGGTGTATTTAATAAACTTGTTGTTTGTGTAATTGTTAAATTATTGTCAGTAGTATATGTTAAATTACCTTCAGTATAAAACTTTTTTAATTTATTACCGTATCTATCTTCATAAAAATTAATAATAAGTTGATTGGTTGTTTGAGTATCTAAATAACCAGAATTACTTGTTGTACTTCTAGTTAACGGACTAATATTTGGTCCTGAAAAATTATCAATTACTAATTTCTTATCATTAAACCCATAACTATTAATTGTTGTATATCTATTATCCTTATTTGGCGTGTCTTGCATTTTTTGAGCAAAACTATCAATAATAAACGGATATGTATCAAAAAGTGTTGTTGTGTTTGTTGTGTTAGCGTTTAAAACATTTTTAATATTATCTAAACTTTTAAGTTTTAATGGATTTGTTGATGTCGCATTAAAATCCTTTGGGCTTAATAGTTTCCAGCTATTATTAACTTGTTCGGAGATATAGGGTGTTACAAAGTTTTGTGAAATAAAAGTTTGCCATAATGGACCTTCTTGGTTTTCACCTGCGGTAGTTTTTAAATAATTGTATAAGGTTGTTGTTGGTAATGTATTTGTAATATCATTTTTTAACGCACCAACAGGTAGTGATTGAACAACATTATTTGTTTCAACATCTGAAGCCGTAAAAACAATATCTTCGTTAACATCAATGTAGAACAAGCCTGAATAAAATGCATTTAAATATAATCTCTCATACATTTCATAAACATAATTCACGGGTGAATTGTTTTGTTGATTATATACATCAGTTCTAAAAGGTATTTCAATTGCGTGTTCAGGTGTGTATTTTACAATTAAACTATTGTTTGGTTTAATGTCTGTTGTAAAATTTCGGTCTTTTTCTAATACACCTTTGAGATATTCTTCAACAAATTCAACTTCAGGCCAAATAACAGGGTTATACGCTTGTGTTGATTCACTTGTCGCTTTTGAGCCAGGATATGTTACTTCATATTCTACTTTACCTGATGTTTCTTTTTTCTGAACAAATTGTGGCCATGGGTAAACAAAATAATTTGGATTTTTAGTTGTTGTAGTTTGTATAACATTTTTACCTTCCTGTGAAGGATTGGTTGTTATTATTGATTTTAATCTTGCCGTGTTTTCTCTTTGATTCCATGCGTTGGTGTGGACATCGTCCATTAACTGATAAAAAGCGTCAACAGATGCCATTATTGTACCAACAACATTTCTAACCGTAGGTCTAAATTGTAAATCTTGAACATTTCCGTTTGTTCTTACTTTATCTTTTAATACTTGGTTAAGTCTTTCAGATTCTTCTTTATATTTTTGAACAATTTGTCCGTTAATATTTTTAATAGTTTCAATTTCTTTGTCTAAAGTATAATAATATAAATTTCCAGTTGTAACTGTAACAGCACTTGTTGGTTCAACTTTTAATAATGTACCATTATTTCTTAGTTCGTTAATTAAATTGTTTTTAAATTTATTATATTCAACATCGGTATTTGGGTTAGTAATTTGTCTACCTCTTTGTTTAAAATATGTGTCCTCAAAATTAATGTCATCAACACTAAATTTTTCTTTAAAGAAATCAACTTTAAACGCTTTTTGGTCTAAAGTAATACTTTTACAAATATCAGTAGGAACTGAGTTAAATTCTTTTATACCATCTTCAAGTATTGCGGTTAATTGTTTTTCAACAATTAATGATGATTCAATGTTACTTTTAATTTCAATACCATCAGGACTATTTGTAAGTTGTTTTAACTGATATAGTTTAATATTTTTAAATGAATTATTTAAAACTAAAACTTTATTTGAATCTAAATATGTTTGACCCCATTGGACTACTTTATTACTAAACTTATTTAAAGATTCTTTATATCTTTCAAGTGCAACAATACTTGTAAAATCTAATTTATCAAATTCATTATTTAAAAATTCAGTATACTTCGTTAATCTAATTTGCATTTCGTTAAGAGTTATTACTGGCACATTTTGGTCAATTAATCCTTGCCTTTTATACTCTTCAAATACTTGTTTTATTTTTGAATACCCTTTGGATGTAGATTCTACGTTTACCTCAGTAGTAACACCTGTTCCGTTTTGTTGTACAGAAGCGGTTGCGGAATTACTTGTATTAACTGTTGGTGTGTTTGGAATACTATATTGACCATACATATGTGGTAGAGCAAACAAATATCCTAAACGAATATCATCTAACATTGCGCTTGTACGAGCAATAAACTTTAAATTAACAATATAATTTCCTGTTGACGCTTCAAAACTTGCTTGGAAGTTTAATAACATTAATTCGTATTGAATTGCCTTACCATAATAACCTTTTAAGGTTAATTTAAATAACGGATATGGATAATATAAAAATACTGAATATGGTGAATTACCTCCGGTTTGGAATAAACTTTTACCTTGTACATCAACTAAGGTCATGGTTACCGTTGGCACCCCGTTGAATTTAATATCAACATTAATGTCTCTTATACCTAATATTTGGGTATCAACATAATTATTTAGTTGCGGGTTTTGACCATTGTTAAATTTAATTTGATTTATACCTTGTCCTTGAGCGCTTCCAGCACCTGTGGTTTCGTCGGTATAACTTGTATCAAAACTGTTTTTATCGTTTGGTTTTAAAAAATTAATTGAGGCGACGGTTGTGTTGTTAATACTTGATTCAACATCTTGTCCAACCGCAAGTCTTGTTCTTGGAACGGCATTAGCCTCCAAGTTGGCGTACATAACTAAATTCTCTTGTTTAATTACACGGTCTTTTTTAACACCACTTGAGTCTCTTACTGAGTTTGGGTCAATTAAAACAATGTTAGAATTGTCTTCATAATATATATTTTCACTTCCACCAAAATTATCTGCCATAGTAATAGAATCTTGTTTGCACAGCATTATTATAGTCCTGAAGTGAACTAACTAAAGGGTATGGTATTACTATAATTGAGTTGTCAGGAATGTTCCATTCCAATCCACCGTATTCTTCATTTGCTTGTAATATCAACCAACCAAAAAATGGTGTGCCATAATACTCTTGGCTTATCTTATCTAATCTACTAATACCGGCTCTAAAGACATATTTAATGTCAGTACTTTTTCTTGGTAATGTTAAACCAGGAACAACGGTTTGTTCACCGTTTAATAAAAATTGACCATATCTATTGTAGTAGTCCATTAGAATATTACTTTACCATTAAATGTATTTTTATCAGTGTTACTGTTTTGTCCTAAATAAAGATTTTTTAATCTTGTTTTGTCATTGTCAGTTGCCGATGTTTTAATTGTTAAACTTGTTTGTCTCTTATTTTTAATAAGTGTTGTTACATCGCCAGGAACATAAACTTTATTGGTTGATTTTTTATAATCAGAAAATATTTTACCAATTTCTTTTTTCTCATTATCCGCAGGTACTTTGTAATTTTTGGTTAAACTTTCACTAATGAATTTTGTCCAATCTTTAGATGTGAATGAACCTGTAACTTGTGTTTCGAACGCTTTGTAATTATTTGCCAATTGCCATCCAAACACTAAAAAGAATCTTTTATCCGCCGAATTTGTTACAAAACTACCACCAGGTAAAGTATAGGTTTGGTCATCACTATATGTTGATGTGATTATTTTTTTAGTTTCTAAGTTTGTTTCCAATAAATTAATCAAAGGTGAATAAGTGTTCATAACTATACCAATTTCATTTACAGTTGTCGCACTGTCAATCGTATAAATTTGTGTAATACCTTTAGTATCAATATAACCATCTAATCCTTGAACTACATAGTTTAACTTATCAATGTTTCTCGTCATAGATAATTGTACTTTTGATAATTCATTACTAGTACTAACTAATTTGTCCGTAAATTTCACCTTGTATTCGTTAACTAATTTTTTTAATTGTGCGTTAAAGTTTGCAATGTCAATATCTTTAAACTTATGTTGTGGTGGTAACATTTCTTGTTGAATTGTTAATGAATTACTATTAATATCATTTAATAAACTACTAAACAGTGTGTCTATTTTGGTTTCAAATGTTGATTTACCAAAGATTGTAAGATTTGTCTGTGTTGCCGAAGGACTACCAAACTCATTCATTTTACCTGATTTGTAATCTCGGTCTTTAGTATACAACATTAATATACCACTATTGTATTGTTCACTTACTTGTTTTAATTTGTCATATTCGTCGTTTGTAAAGTTGTTAAAACTTTCAATAAATTCTTTTACAATTTCTTTATATGCAATATTCACACTTGTTCCACTATTTTGAAATTTACCCTCAACAGAACCAATAGTAGTACCACCTTCATTTTGAAGGTTTGAATTTGTGTTCTTGGGTGTGTCACCTGTTGGTTCGGTCTTTTCAATAAATTCTTTATTGTATGCTGATACCGTTAATGAATCAGTTGCCCTTTCATCATACATTTCAGTATTACCAAAGAAGTTAAATGATAATGCGTTTTGTAATTCATCAATAGGCGCTTTCAACCCTTGACCACCAATAAATTTAAATCCCATAGTTACACTCACAATCATAGGTTGTACCCCAATACCTTCAGGGTTTAAATCAAATTTACCATCTTCATATGAAAAATTACAACTCTCAATTACAACTTTAGAGTGATAAAAATCCCCCACCCTTAAAATACAAATTGGTGGTGCTCCGAACGCTGTGTTTCTTGCGTCCTTATCAATCAATGTACCGCCAGGTTGTTTTGTTGGGATTGTATCACCAGGTCTTGTACATTGTAATAAGAAAGTTAATCTTTCGTTCAATCCCTCAGGTGTCATTGAGTGAAACGCTGGATGAAAATATTTTAACTTTTCTCTTAAGGAATCATAAACAAAAGGATTACTTTCTTTCATGAACTTAAAGTAATCGGCTTCACTTAACAGTTTTCTAATAACTTGTTTACTAATTGACTCTTGTGTTGGAACACTTGGGTTGTTCGGGTTATTACCGTTTTGTGTATCATTTTGATTTAATAATCTATCAAGGTTTGATATTCCCCCTGTTGCAACACCACCATTTGGATTGTTTAAATTTGGTAAAGGTGTTTCAATAATATCTTCAATAATAACTCTTCTACATCCAACAGGTCCTGTACCATATTGGTCAGTTGTTGTTGTATTACATTTGTAATTAAGTGGTTGGATTGTTTCATCCGCAGCACCGTTTGATTTGGCAATCTTTACTCTTTTGTCATTATTAAGTAATGATTTAATTGTGTCTTCAACACATGTATTTCTTTCAGATTCAATATTGGTTCCTTCATTATATGAACTATTTGAACGTATTCTAATTTCAATAGTTACGTTGGCATTTGATGACAATAAACTTTTAATACTTTCAGTAAATCCCGTAAGAGCGTTTTCTGAAGATGAAATTAAAGTTTGTTGTGATTGGTTAATTTTACTGAAATTACCACTTGTTGTATATGAAACAACATTGTTTGAGTAGTTTGTTCCACCACCAGTGTTGTAATCAAAATAAAACTGTGTCGATTTGTATGCACTTAATTGTGGGGTATATACTTGTTGTCCAACATTTGAATTAGAGTTTAGTGAACCACCAGCGGCGTCTCCGCCAACATTTAAAGATTGATTAATTGTGTCTTTAATCTTTTCGGGGTTACTTGAGCCGTTAATTAATTTTTGAATTTGTGATAATTCTGTGGTTGAGAAGTTGTTATATCTTTTTGATAATTCGTATATATCAAATTTTGTAAGTCCCGCAAAGAATGAATCAATAACTTGGTCAGCAATCTGACTTGACGCAGTATTGTTTAACACCCTATTAACCAATAAATTCATAACTGAGGGGTGGTCAACAATAACTTTAAAACCCAAAGTACCACTTCTACTTGTGTTTTTATAAGTATAGATGTCTTCAGGTCTTCCCAAAAAAGTATTTGCTTCCCAATTAACTGAGTTGTTTTCTGAGAATGTTAAATCATAGGGTGGGAACCACATAACTCTACCACCGTTTGGTCCTTTTTCAGATTCAGGTAAATCGGTATATCTATAACCAGGTCTTCTTGATGTTCTCCATGCAAGATTTTCTAATGATAACATATACTTCTTAACTTGTCCCCCTTGCAAAGTTGTAGATTCGGGACCTGATGTTGGATACATGTTTAAGTTGTATGTTGAATCTAAAATAGAATAGGGGTGTTTTCTAATATTACCATCACTTTTAACCAACTTTTGGTTATCGTAATATGGAATATCTTTTGCAAATACTCTACCGTATTCTTCACCTTTAAAGATACCGTTGTTGTCCGTGTATCGGATTACCCTTGAACCTTTAGTTATCTCCTTATATCCATCGTTAAACACCTTAGACACTTGGTCAATGGCGTTACCAACGTGTTGTAATCTTTTACCACCTGCTGGTTGTGAATTAATTAATCTTTGTGTGTCATCTAAAATACCACCTTGTTTAAGTGGATATGCCGTTGATTCACTTCTTGTATAGTTTGCAGCTATTGGTTGGTACTCAGGGTCTTGTCCTTTAAGTGCTCCACCAACACCCACTTTCTGACCGGCATTTCCTTTATATTTTGGTGATACCCATGTGAATCCACCTTGTACACCACCACCCTCTATGGTAGGGGTTTGGTTTAATCCAAATTTAAAATCAACATTGTTTTCATATAACTTACCTAAGTTACTTGGCCCATAAACATTTGTTTCAACCTCAATACCAAATTGATTAACAGGTATTTGTCCTGAAGGTGATACAATATCTAATGGTTCAGATGTTCTACTACCAATATAGTAGTTACCTTTAGGTGCTGTTAAATTTAAATTACTTAGGAAATTGGCTTTGTAGTCAGGTGCATAATAGTTTAATGATAAATTATTAAATAATACTTTTCTTGAACCACCGCTTGTGTATGCCAAAAATACATCTGAAGAACTTTTCTTACTTGGTAATACCGCTGGAAATCCAAAAACTTGACTAACTTTATTAACAACTTGATTTAAAACACTTTTCTTACCTACGTTGTTAAAATAATCACCAGGGATATATGAATATGGTGAATAAACACCAGTTACTCTTGATATAAAATCTAATCCTTTTCCAATAATACTATCAGGTACTGTTATATGCCAATCAGGTTCAATTAATGGTTGTCTACCTGTTATTAGGTTTAATATTCTATATGGGTCACTTCCTGTTTGAAGGACGTTGGCTCTACCTATTGTTTGTTGGTATGTTTCTAAGGCAATTGAGTCTTCAAAAGATTTTCTCAATCTTGTTGCCGCAATTTGTGCAAGTGCTGAATCTTGTGAAAGTGTTCCAAGTGTACCTGTTGGGTCCTTACTTAATAAAATATTAATTGGGGAATAACTTGATGCTTTGAATGTATAATATTCTGCTCTAGTTGTTAATTGTCTAATAATTAGATTTAACTCTGATGATGCGTCACCCCACCCGTCTTGTGGTCCAAATAAGTTTTTGGTAATTAGATTTTTTTGTGAAAACTTGGCTTCGTCAAACTTTTTTGTTTGTGGGCTAGAATAATTGAACTCTCCTTCATTAGCGTCATTAACAACTAAATCAACATTTGCACTTGTTTTATATCCACCATTAGGACCATATTGATTAACTGTGTATAATCTTTTCTTTTCGGGAATAGATGTATCAATCATGTCAGGTTGATTTACCAATGGTACATCAATCCATTTTGTTTCTTTAGTATAAGTTTGGTTTTTGGGTAAAGCTTGGGTGGTTGAACCTTTTACAAAATAAGGCTCTAAATTAGAAACAATTATTTTTTTTCTAAATTGTTCTGATGCTGAAAATGATAATAAGCTGTCTGCCATCTTATACTGTTTCTAATAAATAGATTAAACAGAATTTTTTAAATATTATTATTCACTATAACCAGATTTTAAAGCAACCTTTTTAATCCTTGATTCAAGATAATCTTTAATAATTGGTTTAATAATGTTTGCAAAATCAACGTCTAAACCTTCAGCCTTAATAGTAACAACTTGATTAACCTCAATTGGTTTTTCCAATGCCTTGCCTTCCGTCACACCACCTGTTGCGTTTTTAACTAAGTCGTCAATTGTTTTTGGTGTATCTGTCAAAAACTTATTATAAGCGCCGGTCATAACATCACTATTTTTAGTTACAAAATTATTCATAGTACCACCAACTTGTGTTAATTTGTTTGCCACGGTGTCTAAACCCACAGAAAAATTATCAGTCCTGATAATTGTTGACGCAAACATGGTATTAAGTTGATTTGTTGATGTTGTAAGTTGTTCATTTGCCGACATTTGTGATTGTACAACATCTACGTTACTTTTGTCGGTACTTAATTGATTTCCTTTGTTTTGAACTTGTTCTAAAAGTTTTGTAAGTGTTTCAGGGCTTCTATTTAATTCTTCCAATCCTTTTCCACCAATTTTAATTTCACCAC